TTCAGACCCGAAAACTTTAACACATGGTCAATTCAAGCGATAGAGAAAATCGAAACTGTGATTGATTCATGTTCTAGTCTTTCTCATCTAGACGGAGCTAGAAAATTAGTTGATAACTTTACTATCATAACTGCACTCGAAGAAGATGATGAAAAATCTATTGAAATAATTATTCACCAGTTGTGGCTCAGAATTAAGTTGCAAGAAAATAAAATAAATGGATCAAAATAAAGGTAAAATAGGATTTACAGCAGGGAACTTCGATCTTCTTCACCCTGGATATATTTACACATTCGAAACAGCAAAAGAACACTGTGATTACTTTATGGTATTTCTGCAAAGAGATCCTTCGGAAACTAGATTTACTAAATACAAGCCAGTAATTCCATTATACGAAAGATATAAAACTTTAATGGCTATTAAATACGTAGACGAAGTAGTTACATATCAAACAGAAGAAGATCTTATTAACTTAATGGAATTTTATAAACCAGATGTTAGAATTTTAGGAGATGATTACATTGGTAAAAGATTCACAGGAGATCACATGCCAATTGAGGTTATTTATACAACTAGATCACATAATTGGTCTACGACAAGAATTAAAGATTTAATAACTAAGCAAACCATCTTACAGAATCCTTCTATTATAGAAGAAAACGTAAAGTCATTAACAGCTGATGAAGCGGCTAAAATAATTAATAACAAATGAGAATAATAGTAACTGGTGGATTTGGATTTATAGGATCTGAATTTGTAAACACGATTGGTAGAAAAAACCCAACGGCAGAAATTGTAGTAGTTGATAAAATGACTTATGCTGCAAATCCAAATAACATTAAAACTAAAGTAACATTAATTCAGAAAGATATTTGCGAAGTAACAGTAGAAGATCTAGGAGAATATGATTTCCTTGTTCACTTCGCAGCTGAGAGTCATGTAGATAATTCTATTAAAGACGGTAGACCTTTCGTTAGAACAAACGTCGAAGGAACCTTTAATCTTTTAGAATGTGCCAGACAAAACCCTAATCTTAAGAAGTTTATTCATATTTCTACAGATGAAGTTTACGGAGACATGGACGATATTAGTAAGGACGTAGTAGCGGATGAAGAATTTCCGTTAGTAGCTTCTTCTTATTATTCGGCGACTAAAGCATCATCAGACATGCTAGTCCTTTCAGCTAACAGAACGTTTGATCTTCCATACATTATTACCAGAACATGTAACAATTATGGTGCTCATCAACATAAAGAAAAATTTATCCCAACTATCATGCGCTCTATTAAAGAAGGAAAGAAAATTCCTGTTTATGGAGATGGAAAGCAAGTTAGAGAATGGATGGACGTAACAGACAACACTTTAGTTATTTATAACTTAATGATGTCAGACCGAATTAACGAAGTATTTAATATTGGTTCAGAGGAAAGATACACTAATTTAGAAGTTATTGAAATGATAGGAAACATCATGGGCAAAACTCCTGAATTTGAATTTGTAGCAGACCGTCTCGGACACGATAGAAGATACGCACTTAATAGCTCAAAGGTAAATGCTATTTTAGGAGAAATGATCCCTTTATCCTTTGAAGAATTTTTAAAAGAAGAAACATTTAAACTACTAGAAACTCAATTATGAATAAGAAATTAATCGAAATGTTAAGAGCTAGCGCCTTAGCTGAAAAATCAAAAGCACTTTTATCTTTAGATCTTTTAGGAAATAAAGGATCTGGTATTGGAGATCACTCAACTGGTGATTTCTATAAAAATGCAGAAGAAGCTTTATCAATGTTAGTCGATGCTGATGATAAATTAGAAGCACTTGACAAGTATTTTCCAGAAGACTTGTAAAAAATTGCACTTTTTTTGAAAAAAAGCAGCCCGAGATTTTTTTATCTCGGGTTTTTTTGTTATATTAGTATAGTAATTAATAAACAAGCAATAAATGAAAAGATATTCGAAAGGAATTAAAACCAATGACCACGCTTTAACAGATGTATTTTCAGCCTATGAATGTAATAGAGAAACTCAATTCGTAGAAGCCTTTTTTGGCAAAGAAGAAATGAACACTGTAATCGAAGCATGTGGTTTATCAAGTATTGAAGATATAGACAGAAAATTAGAAACACCTATCACAATTGGAATGGCAACCAAAAGAGCTGATCTTACGTTTGAAGACGAAGGACAGATGTATTACTTTGAAGTGATGAGTCAATCTCAAAAAGGTAAATGGGACAATGATCACCATGAACAGTTCTATCTTAAATCTAACAGACTTAAACAGGATTACGAACAAGTATATTCATTTGCTATTGCGTTTAAAGAATTCGATGCACCCTATCTTAATGAATTTTCTAAGATGGAAGATTCTTACGCCATACACTTGAGGTTTAATGACCAAGGTTATTTTGCAGATGTATATGGAATAGAAGAAAAGAAGGAAAAGGTTACAGTTAAACTCGCCTCACTTGAGGAGCTTGGTTTAAAATGGATGAAAGTAGCTTCATCTGAAATGGGATTCAAAAATAGAAAAGACTTACCGCACCGTAGTAGATACCTTTATATTGGAAAGGCATACACTGGTTCTAGATTAGGCATTGAATGGGTTATTAATCAAAAGAATCATGACCTTGGAATTAAAATATCTGGATATTTAGTTAAAGATCATGGACTTACTAGAATCATAGATGAAACAGGAAAGATAATTGACAGTATAAAATCTAAAGTTCCAGGTTTTGAATTCGTAAAAGAAAGCACAGGTGCAAATGATAAAACAATTTCATTTAAATTTGATAACACTGATTTCTCAGAAGAAAATGTAAAGCTGCTAAAGGATATCACGGTTGCTTTCGCCGAAGAATTAGGAATAGAGAACTTACTAAAATAAAAACAAAGATGAGTAAAGAAGACGTAAAGGTATTGGTTAATTTATTAACTAACGCAGCAGATGAAATTAAATATGCAAACATGGACCACGAAACACAATTCGCATATAACGAAGGAATTGAAGATCTAATAATTCTAGTAGAATCAAAATTAGAAAAATTAGCCGTAAACAAAACGCATATATAGAGTATAATAGTTAAACACATTCTTATGAAAAGTATCTTAGAAGAAGCAAACGAAATTGTAAACAACAGGAGTGAAGAAGCGGATCGTAATTACGTCCTTTTTCAGAAGGCATGGACAGAGCTGCCCTAATATTTAAAGGTATGACAGGCCATGATGTAAATGGCGCTGATATGTTTAAAGCATTAGTTGCTCTTAAGTTTTCAAGAGAAAGTTACAATCATAAAAGAGATAATCTCTTAGATGCAGTAGCATACATTCAGGGTTTAGATAATTACGAAAACGGAAAATAAATGAAAGTACAGGTAAGAAGAACCGAGTATCGATATATTGCTGAGGCAGGGCCTATAGTATCGCTAGACACTGCCAAATTTCCAAACTTTAAAGGAACTACTGAGGAAGAATTTACCGACTATCTCGCAGAAAACTATTGGGAAATAGATGGAATGGATGAACTAATAGGTTCCAGTCTAGGAATCAGCGATGACCAAACACATTCCGCATTAGCAGATTTAGTTTATTCCGATTTAGACATATACTCAGACTCATCTAATAAAGGATATGAAGGAGAAATACAATTAGGAGAAAAAGACGAATCTTATAATAAACACGGAGGATTTAAAATTAAACACGGATCACAAATATGAAAATAGCATTAGTATTAGCAAAAGGAGTTGAAGGTTGTGGACTCACAAGACACACGATCGAATTTTATAATTGGCTTATCAAAGAAGGTCATGATGCCACAATATATGCGGCAGTTGAAAAGAAATGGCCTCGCCATAAAACAACAGATATCGTTTGTACCGAATTCAAGAGAAAGGATATTCCTAACATTGCTAAAGAACTTGAAAAAAGTGATGTAGTATATTACACATCATATCCACATAAATCAGTAGGAGATGAATTCAACGAAGATTTTATTGAGCACTGTATTTATGGTTTAGAAAATCCTATTAAAATAGGAAACTGTTTAGACCATAACACCGCAAACTTAGCAAAGAATTATAAGTATTGGGAAATCATGAAATCAATGGACGCTATGTTCAACTATTCTGCAAGATCTAATTTTGCAAATAAATTAAGAGAGCATGCCCCTGATACTCCATTAATTGAAATGAATCTTAATCCTTATGATTATGACGCATGGTCTAATACTGTAGTTCCCGTAGAGGAACAAGAGAGAAGAGCTACATATTTTGGAAGATTCGCTGGATTTAAAGATCCTTTTAGAATGTTCGATATTATGGAATTATTAAAAGGTAATAATTTCGTAACAGAATGTAGAGGAGTTGAAAGATCTATTGGAGCTCTTCCTATGTTTTTACAAGATGATAGAAAAACTCTAAGAGAAGATATCTTTGAAGTTCATGAAATTAAAAATCCAGTTACATATCCACAAGTTGAAGATAAAATGTATATGTATGGTCCTTATAATTTAGCAGAAGGAATGGCAGAACTTGGAAAATCAATGTTCGGCGCAGAATTCTTTAACCTGCCAGAAAGACTTTATGGTTCAATGATTGAATATGCAATGTGTGAAGTTATCGCAGCGGGAACTATACCGTTATTTGACAAACACTGGGGAACTCACGTTATTCATAGAACTGAAGGAGTTCCATTCATAGAACTTAAGGATTTTGCAATCTTCGTAGACAAAGAGGATATTGCAGCTTCGATCCCACAGATTCTAGAATTAGCAAACAATAACGAAAGAAGAGATGAATTTAGAAAAAACTCTCTAAGATTAGCTAAATTACACAACGCACCAGAAGTTGTTAACAATGATCTGTTCAATGCAATAAGCATTGTTAATAAAAGATCAGTAGAAAAACCAGTAGAATTAAAAACAGATTCATTATTTTAAGTAGAATAATAAGTAACATTAAAAAGTAGCGAAAAAATGGCAAACATTGACAACGAATGTAAAGATCTAGAAGTAAAAGATTTTTACGACCAATCAACAACACACTTAGCAGATATCATGGAAAACCAAAAGAAGATGCAAGAGCAGACTTATGGTTTTAACTTTGATGATATGACAATCCGAGAAATTATGGATTTCTGGCATTGTAACACACATGCAGTAGTTGACGAAATTCATGAAATGACAGATGCTCTAGGTGGTATTAAAGACGGAAGTGGTAATGCAGTATGGAAATACTGGAAAAAAGACTTCACCAAATACGATAAGTTAAAAATTTCTGACATGTCCGAAGGCGACAAAAAAGAATTGTATATGGAATGGGTAGACATTCTACACTTCTTTATTAATTACGCCGCTTCAATTGGGCTAGATGCTAAAACAGCATACAACTACTACTTCGCAAAAGCAGAAGAGAATGTTAACCGTCAGAAAAATAACTATTAATGATATTAGATATTGAACAAAGAGATAGAGATGTTATTATCTCTTATTACGACACCGAAGGTAAAGTAGCATTTAAACAATATCCAATTTCACAGTATCAGAACTGGTATGTATGTAATGATAATGATAAAGGCAGAAGCCTAGATCATAAAAACTGGGATGGCAGATCAGTTAAACTAGGAGATGCAAGACGATACAATAAGTTTTCTTTAACATATTTCCTAGATTCATTACCTGCAAAGGATAAAGAAGAAATCTTCGCATACAATATGCCTAAAACATACTTCGTTGATATTGAAACTGAAATCGTAGATGGCTTTCCAAAAGCAGAAGAAGCAAAAAGTAGAATTCTATCTTTTTCCATTATTACCCCAGAACATAAAGCGATAGTATTAGGATTAGAAGACATGGATTCTAAGAGTATTCAGAAGATTGAAGACGATACTAATAAGTATTTTAAAGATTTTGATCAAGACTGGGAATTCAAATACCAGAAGTTTGAGTCTGAATATGATATGGTTTATACATTCCTAATGAAGTTCTTGCCTAAGTTTCCAATGATGACAGGTTGGAATTTTATTAATTATGATTGGCAGTATATTGTAAACAGATGTAAGAGATTACAGATCGATGTTTCTGAAGTTTCTATGACTCAATCTCTGGACAGAAATGATAGTAGACCCTTACACATTGGAATTTTAGATTACATGCAATTATATGATAAGTATGATAGAAGTGTAAAGGTAAAAGAATCTAATGCACTTGATTACGTATCAGGTCAGGTTCTTAATGTTAATAAGATTAAATTTACAGGGTCCTTACAGGATCTATACAGAGATGATTTTGTTAAATATATCTACTATAACGTGGTCGATTCTGTTTTAGTTTATTATATAGATCAGAAGTTGAAATCTATGGAAGTCCTTTTAACTCTTGCGAATATTACAAAGATGCCTCTATATAAAGCAGCATCGCCAGTGGCAGTTACAGAGTCACTGATTGCAAGAAAACTATCAGAAGAAGGTAAACGAATTGGATCTGAAAAGAAAGAAGACAGTGAAAAGAATGCACAGTATGCTGGTGCTTATGTAAAAGAGCCAATAGTAGGATATTATGCCGGTGTAAGTGCATTTGATTTTGCTTCACTATATCCTTCAATCATGAGACAATTCAATATTTCACCAGAAGCTTTCGTTGAAAAAGTAGAAAAAAATGAAGTAGCTGAAAGAAGAAAAGATAAAGATGTAATAGTCTGTGAAAACGGAGTAGTATATAAGCAAGAGACTTCTATGTTAAAGAAAATCTTAGGAGATTTATATGAACAACGTAAAGACTATAAGAAAACTTCATATGAATATTTTACAAAAGCAGATGAACTCAAGAAGAGGTTATTAAAAAAAGATTAAGATAATCTTTTTGTCTCGAGAGGCAGTCGACTATTCGATATGAATATATAGACTACTAACGAGACCAACTGTTTACACATTGGTCTTTTGTAGACTTTAGGAACTAGTATAAAAATTTAAGAAAACGCAATTTATGAAACCATCAATATTTAAAGAAAGAATAGAATACAAACCATTTGAATACCCGGTGTATTATACCGAAGGATGGTTAAAACAAGCACAGGCATTTTGGTTACATACTGAGATTTCAATGCAAGGTGATGTCAAAGATTGGAATGAAACACTTACGAAATCTGAAAAGAATTTAGTTGGAAATATTCTTTTGGGGTTTGCACAAACTGAATGTGCAGTTTCAGATTATTGGACAGGTATGGTTACTGATTGGTTTCCTAAGTGGGAAATTAAACACATGGCAATGCTATTTGGCTCTCAGGAAACTATTCATGCCACCGCCTATTCTTATTTAAATGAAACTCTAGGCCTTGAAGATTTTGAAGCATTTTTACATGAACCAACAACGGCAGAAAGATTCGATTTTTTAATGTCAACTAACGCCGAATATACACATGAAGATTTACTAAAAGATGCATCTGCAAGAAAAGATGTTGCAAAGTCTTTAGCAATATTTTCTGCATTCGGAGAAGGAGTAGCATTATATTCTTCCTTCGCAGTTCTTTACTCTTTTCAAATGAGAAACTTATTAAAGGGAATTGGACAGCAAATGAAATGGTCAGTAAGAGATGAATCATTACACTCAAAAATGGGTTGTCAATTATTTAACCACATGTGCGAAGAATATACTGAACTTAGAGATTCTGTTCAATCTCAAGTTGAAGAAGCTGCAAAATTAATGGTTGAAATGGAAATGAAGTTTATCGATAAAATGTTTGAAATGGGAGACCTTGAGAACATGAAAGCATCAGATCTTAAAGAATTTATTAAGAAAAGAGCTAATGAAAAATTAAATGAAATAGGATATAATCCTATATTCGAATACAACGAAGAAAGTGCAGCTGAACTAGATTGGTTCTATCACCTAACAGGTGGACATACACATACAGATTTCTTTGCAGTAAGACCTACTGATTATTCTAAAGCAGGCGAAGATGAAAATTGGGATGAAGACGATTTGTTTTCATAATAAACCTAACAATAATACACACAATACACGATGATAAGAAACTATAGCGACGCACCAAACCCCGAATACAATGAAAAGGGAAAAGAAAGAAATTTCGGAGAATCCGAAGGATGGAAATTAGGAGTAGACTTCCCAGTATGGGCCAATACGGAAGTTTATGTAAAAACAGTTTCCAAAGGATATCTTCTAGAAGGAGAAACCCCTAAAGACGCATATTGGAGAGTTGCAACTACTATTGCATCAAGATTAAGAAAGCCTGATTTAGCAAGTAAGTTTTTTGATTATATGTGGAAAGGATGGTTAAATTTAGCCACTCCTGTTTTTTCAAATACTGGTTCTGAAAGGGGCTTACCTATTTCATGCTTTGGAATAGATGTTGCAGATTCAATTCACGATATAGGCTCTAAGAATTTAGAATTAATGTTACTTGCTAAGCATGGAGGAGGAGTTGGTATTGGTGTAAATCAAATAAGACCAGCAGGTGCAGTTATTTCACAAAATGGAACCTCAGACGGAGTAGTTCCTTTTATCAAAATATACGATTCTACTATTTTAGCAACTAACCAAGGTTCAGTTAGACGAGGTGCAGCTTCAGTTAATATAGATATAGAGCATGATGATTTTTGGGAATGGTTAGAGGTTAGAGAACCTAAAGGTGATGTAAACAGACAATGTTTAAACGTTCATCAGTGTATTGTAGTCTCTGATGGTTTTATGCAAAAGATTGAAGCAGGAGATAAAGAGGCACGAAAAAGATGGGCTGCCGTGATAAGAAAAAGAAGAGCAACCGGAGAACCTTATATTATGTTTAAAGGTAATATCAATAGAATGAATCCTGATGCATATAAACAAAATGGCTTAAAGGTTTATATGACTAACATCTGTTCAGAGATCACGCTACATACTGACGAATCACATTCATTTGTGTGTTGTCTATCTTCTATAAATCTTAAAAAATATGAAGAGTGGAAAGATACGGACTTAGTATATACTGCCACTATATTTTTAGATGGAGTTCTTACAGAATTTATTAATAGAGCAAAGTATATGAGAGGTTTTGAAAACTCTGTTCGTTCTGCAGAAAAAGGTAGAGCACTAGGACTTGGAGTTCTTGGATGGCATACTTATTTACAAGATAAAAATATTCCATTCGATTCTTTAACTGCTCAATTTGAAACAAGAAAGATTTTTTCTCAAATCAAGGTAGAAAGTGAAAGAGCAAGCAGAGATTTAGCCACAGAATATGGAGAACCACTTTGGTGCGTAGGAACTGGAATGAGAAATACACACTTAAGAGCAATTGCACCTACGGTTTCTAATTCTAAATTAGCTGGAAACGTTTCTCCAGGCATAGAGCCATGGGCAGCAAATGTATTTACAGAGCAAACTGCTAAAGGAACTTTTATCAGAAAGAATCCAGCACTTGAAAGTATGTTAACTAAAATCAAGCAGAACAAAAAACAAGTATGGGACAAAATATTAGAAGATGGTGGTTCTGTTCAAGGTGTTGATATATTAGGAGAATACTGGGTAAAGGAAGGAAGTAGCGATACTCCAATTAAACAAGTTGCCTATGAAAAATTAACAGATCATGAAAAAGATCTTTATATTTCTGTTAAAGATGTATTTAGAACCTTCAAGGAAATAAATCAAATGGAATTAGTGAAACAAGCAGGTGTAAGACAGCAGTATATTGATCAGGCAGTTTCATTAAATCTAGCGTTTCCTACCCAGGCTGAACCTAAGTATATTAATCAAGTTCATTTAGAAGCGTATAAACAGGGAATAAAAACTCTTTATTACATGAGAACAGAATCCGTACTTAGAGGAGATATCGCACAACGAGCAATGGAAGATTGTTTAGCGTGTGATGGATAACAAATAATATTAGTTGTGGTTAAGTCCACTTCTTAGGACCGAGATAGTTCTCGGATCGAGGCCAGGAGTTCGCTACTTCCTGGCCTCACTTTTTTTACTGAAACTATTTGTGATTTTTGTGTAGAATAATAAACAAATAAAAATTATACATTCATGAAAATTTCAATCAGTAAGGTCGATTCAAACAACTTCATCGGCTTCGTTAATAGATTAAAGGTAATTGATTCTTTTGTCTATTTCAAGTTAAAAGATGGTGTCGTACAAGCTTCAGCTTATTTACCACAAAGAGATGCTGTTAAGCATCACAGAATGCCAATCTCTCAGGTTTTTCAAATCGAAGATGGCCAAATCTCAACAGACAAAGAATTAAAAATTGCATTCTTTGACGCTTCTAAAATTACAGATGCATTTAAGCAATTTGATTATGATGCTATTTCAGCAGAAATTGAATTCGTTGAAAACGAAGAAGATTGTGTTGCAACAACATTCAAAATCTTTAATGATGAATTAGAAATTACACTTGCATGTTCAGAGCCATCTTTAGGTTATAAAGATCTAACTGATGCACAGATTCAAGGTATCTTCAACACTGAAGCTTCTACTTTTAAATTTGATTTAGATTATACTTCCCTTGCTAAGGTTAGAAATTTATTCGCATTAGACAAAGAAGAAACATTTTCAATCAATGCAAATGGAAGTGGAGTTAAATTACTCGGTAAAACATACAACATGCTAGTAACACCTGATTATGATGGTGATGCTGGAACTAACGTAACTCTTTTCAAAAAATATCTTAACCTTTTAGACAAGGAAGATTACACTGCACATGTATTAGACAATAGAGTTGTTCTAAGATCTAACGATTCAGAAACTCTATTGACAATTGCAACATGTCAAACTGCAGAGTAATTGATGGATATAAGCACACTAATTAACAAGCCCGAAGACGACCTTACAAGGGATGAAATGCAAATCTTGGCGGACCATTATTCAATGATGTCCGCCAAGTTTACTGCGTATGAACAGGCCGTCAAGGTAACACTTAACTCGATTTACGGTGCATTTGGTAATAAGTGGTTTCACTTTTTTAATATAGACATCGCAGAATCTATTACGTTACAAGGACAAAATGCAATTCTATATTCTGAAAAGATTCTTAATAAATATTTTCAAGAGTTTTGGCCTAAAGACACTGCGGTCCATAAACATTTTAATATTTCTATTAAGAATAAATTAGTAAGACCTTCGGTGGTTTATATTGATACAGATTCATGCTACGTTCAGTTTGAAGAAATGTATGAATCTATTGAATGGCTAGGAGATAATAAACTACCAATTGATAAGTTTATTATGGAATTATATACGTTCAGAATCAAAGAATATATCACGAAATGTATGGCAAAGTACGCTGAAGTTACGAACACAGACAACTTTTTATATTTCGATTTAGAAACAATTGCATATTCAGGAATATGGTTAGCTAAAAAGAAATATTTACAAGACATTGCATGGGAAGATAAGCTTGAAATAGACGATAGATACCCTTCTCTTAAGAAGATTAAGACGATTGGGTTTGATACTATTCAATCTTCTACCCCTACATTAGCAAGAAAGCATTTGACTGAATCTCTTAAATTGATTTTATCTGAAAAGCCAACCGCAGAGATGTTAAGTAGATTAGTTTCCTTCTTGAAAACTGCAAAGAAAGAATTTAAGATGTCTAATGTTGACGAAATAGCCTTTAATAAAAGAACTAACAATATTGAAAAATACATAGTAGATGATACAATAGAATTTCAATATGGTTTAAAATGTCCTCCGAATGTTAAAGCAGCAGGATTTTATAATTTCTTAATGAATCAGAATCCTAAGTATAAGAACAAATATAAAATGATTGGTAATGGTGAAAAGTTAAAACTATATCACTGTAATCATACTACATGTGAAATGTATGCATATCAACCAGGTGCTCATCCTTATGAAATTGCACCACAAGTAGATTATGAAACACAATTTGAGAAATCAGTAATAGATCCAATCAACAGAGTATTGAGAGCAACTGGTCTTCAAACGCTAAATAGAAACCTTATTTACTCTGCATCGTTATTTTAAAAATAAACAAAATGGATTTTAAAAGTAGAATAATAGAATTAGTTAAACAAACTCCTAACAATTATGAATTAGGAGATAAATTAAGAAAGATGGTTTGGCCTTTAATTTTTAAAGAAAAAGTAGAAGACACTAATCAAATTAGTATTTTTGACGAAATAGAAGAAAGAAAGAAAGAATGCTAGATCAAAATAATCTTAACGAAGAACAACAAGTATTTGTTGTAAAATATAAAACAATCTATAATAAGCTTGTTTCACTTCAAGAAAAAATGGATTCTATGAGAAAAGAATCCGATGTTCTTATTAAAGAACTTGAAACACTAAGAAAACAAGAAAAAAAAATATTTAAAAATGGCAAAAAATAAAGACTTTACATTCGACGATTTAAACAAGGAATTAGCAAATCTTAATCCGCTAGGTTCCATTATGGAAACTTCTAACTTTTCAGAAGTAACTGACTGGATTCATACTGGTAATTATCATTTGAATGCATGTGTATCTGGCTCTCTATTTAAAGGATGGCCTAATAACAGATCATCCTCAATAGCTGGTCCTTCAGGAACTGGTAAAACATTTCTAATGTTAAATACAGTTAGAGAAGCGATTCTTAAAGGATATAAGGTAATTTATTATGATTCAGAAGCAGCTGTCGATAAAGAGCAAATGGAAAAGTTCGGAATCGATACTTCACAGGTTAATTATCAGCCAACTAATACAGTTCAGGATTTTAGAACATCCATAACTACAATTACTCAAAAAATGCAAGAGGCAAAAGCTGCAGGCGCAACTGTTCCTAAGGTTATGATCATATTAGATTCAGCTGGTAACTTAGCAACTGCGAAGGAAATAGCAGATGCTGCAAGCGGTTCAGATAAGTCAGATATGACTCGATCAAAGGTTCTTAAGTCAATATTTAGAATTATCATGACTCCCTTAGCAGACCTTAAAATACCCTTCTTATTTACTAATCATACATACCAGTCTCAATCTTTTATTCCAATGCAAATTGCAGGTGGAGGAACAGGACCTCAGTATGCCGCTTCAATAGTTCTTATGCTAGGAAAGGCTCAATTAAAGGAAGGTGCAGATAAAGTAGGAATTATAGTAACAGCTAAGCCAGATAAAAATCGTTTTGCTAAACCAACTCCTATTAAGTTTCATTTAAATTTCACAGAAGGTATGAACCCTTATGTTGGATTAGAACAATACGCAACATGGGATATTTGTGGTATAACTAGAGGAACTCTTGAAAAAGGAGTTAAAACACCAAAGGCAACTGCGAGAACATGGATCTGTAAGCATTTAGATAAACCAGTTCCAAATAAAGAATTCTTCACCGAGAAAGTATTCACACAAACAGTTCTAGAACAAATAGAATCGCATATTCAACCAATATTCAACTATAATTCAGAAATAGCTTCAATTGATGTTGAAGAAATGTTAGAAGATAGTGAAGCATAATGAAGTTGAACATAAACAAAATAGACGAAGATAAACTTCCTATTAAATATATTCTAGGAATACAGGAAGAGTTAGAATCTTTTCCAGATGCATTCGACATTATGCATATATTTATAACAAGGGCAGTGAGACAACCTGATAGACAAAAGGCATCTTTCACTAAACATGCTCTTAATAAATATTTTGCAAAGGGAAAGAATGAAAATGTAGATTCAGGATTAGATGAAGCCATTGGCATGGGATTAATTGAACAAACTAGTTCTGTCGAAGGAAAAGAATCTTATAAAATATTAATTAACCCATTTATATGATAACAATTAGAGACAACTTTATTAAAGATGAAAAACTCCTTAGAGATATTGCAAATGATAATACATTTTTTGCAGATCCGGGTGTTTATTATTGGTGGAAAGGATGGTTCAACGAAGAATCAGGTCATGAACCTACTGTAAAACAAAGACTCATAGAAGCTA